ATTCCGCCGCCGGGAGCAACATGATTAAATTAAATATTGTAACAAAATGACCGAATTCGAACGCGGCGCAAAGGTTCGCCGGATCAATACCCTGATGTCGGCCTGCCGCCTGATCCCCAATCGGGAGGACATCCTGGCGTTGTGGGATGCCCGCAGCTATGACGAACTTACCGACAATGAGATCGTCGCCCTGCAGGCATATATGGAGTTTGCCCACCGTGCCAAGACGACCCCGGCCTCTGACGCGATCCGGCGTCTCCGGTCGCAGGTCCTGGCACACCTGACGAAACTCGGGATGTACGCTTTGCCCGAGGATTGGACGAAGGTGAACCGTTTCCTGCTGCAGCGGCGGATATGCGGGCGTCTGCTCTATATGCTCGATGCGCAGGAACTGCAAGCACTGGTGCGCAAACTGCGGGCCATCGGAGACAAGAAGCCCGCCACGACCTCACGGCCTTCGGTTCAGGTGACGCCGATCTACATCATTCCGGGAGGCGGTCCGACCGTGGTGAACTGACATAAAAAAGCCCTGCAATATTGCTATCACAAGGCCGACCTGCTACAAAGATAGTCAATAATTGCGGAAAATGGCATACAACAACAAAAATCACATCCGAAAACGTGAGCATGCGGTGCGGATCACGAAGCAGTACTATGAACCCGGGCGGCAGGATAGGTGTCTGAAATGGGTGTGGAAAAAGTACATCTACGACCAGTTTCATGTCGAATATGCTGCCTATTTGTCCTGGCTCCGCAAAGAACGCGAACGCACGCAGCAGGACATCCGACAACCAACTCTGTTCGATTGATTTTATTCAGGGCTTTCGATCTGCTTCAGGTTGAAAGCCTTGTATTTTTCCAATTCACTCACAACCTCCGGATACTTTATTGGTAAACCGTCAATGAAACGATCAATGTCTTCTATTAAGTATTGCCGTCGCTTTAGGATAGCTGATTTCCGCACCAGTTGAGCGATGGCACTTTCCCAGTAGCGGCGGTAGTTTGAGGCGAGAGAACAGTATTTCTCACGGATCATCTCGTCAATATCCATTTTATCAGGGTGTTCAAGGTGTTCAAATTCCTGCGGGGTGATGGTTGTCCGCCAATTCGTCTCAAATTCGTTGATCCCTTTTTTTAGAATTGCAGAATAGTTGGACTGTCCGGATAGCCCTTTGAGTTCTTCAATGATATTACGAAGATTTTCCGCTTTCTTGAGTAGTGTGTGGTCCGAATTACACTCTTGAAACTCGCGCATAGAGGCAAGTGCAACGTGTACGGTCAGCCAATGATCCCGGGAACTGCTCGGATTACATTGAACTGCAGGGGTTATCGAAGTCGGAGTATGCTCTTTCGGTTTAGGGGTGTTGACGGGAGTTGTCAAGATTTTCCAAATTTTGCTCCAGTTGGACATATACGCTTGTTTTGTTTCAAAAATAGTAAAAAAAGCAATCTTATGCGAAACAGCCCGGCAAATTGCCGGGCTGTTTCGTTACGAGCGTTCCGTGGTGATGTCGATCTGGACGCCTTCGGCCTTTTTTCGCGGCTTATAGGCTGCGTTGTCCGTCCCGCCGAACCGGAACTGCATGACGTATTCACGGATCGCATCTTCACGTTTCACCCGCCGCAGGGATGTGCGCGTAAGGCCCGAAAACCCCTCTCCGGAGAGTCCCTGCAACTGGGTGTAGATCAACCGCAGCAGGACGAACATGCGGAATGCTTTGTTACGGTTCGGTGCGAGGGCTGAAATGTTTACGGGATCGAAGTGCGCTACCCGTACGGTCAGGATCGCCTCGCCCAGTTGCACCTTTCGCGTGCAGTCCGAGAACTCGGCCTCGGCAATGTCGATCAGCACGCACGGGAAATTGACGGGCGGCCGCTCGTTGTAGAAATCCAGCTGTCCCCAATCCTCGGCCAGATAGGCGATCTTCTCGGGGAGCAGTTCCAGCAGTCGGTCCTGGACTGCGATCATTGCATTTTCAATCATTTTAAAGACGTTTAAACGGTGTTTTACCGAGGTTGCAGGACTTTTGCGAGTTCCCGGAAAGCGCTCTGCAGGTTTTGGTGTATAACCTCCCGTACCGCCTGCCGGACACGGGGATGGTCGCCGATAAATTGGCGTTGTGGAATTGTTATATGATCCTTTTTTGTCAAAGCCATATTTTTCCAGAACTGCGCCTTCGCTGACAGCATTCGATTACGCTGGGTATTGTTGGCCTGACGCTTCTTGATTGAGTAGGTAATGCTTTCGGCATTTTGGCGATACATGTACCAAAAGTATTTCCGCATCCGGGGTGTGATCTTGATCTTTCCGCCCCGGTTGTGCAGCCCCATGTAGGGCGTATCGGTCGAGAACTCAACGCCGTTCTGCCGGATGGTCCCCCGAATACTGTTACGGCCATATCCTGTATCATTAAGAAGCTTGTCACCGTTCCCCGGAGATTTCCGTCCTGGCCAGGGGCGGTCGAAAAAAGCCCGGCGTTGGAAGTTGCGGTCGAACTCGTCGAGCAGTTCGACCTTCAGATCGGTCAGGATTTTTCGCTTCAGATCAAATAATTTCGGCATTTTACTTGCTTTTCGCGTTTTAAAACGTTATTTTTGCGCAAAGCG